AAGGTCCACTGAGCCAAAGACATACTCTCCAGACATCGGGTCAAAAAGCAGAAGAGGTTCTGGCGCCGGCAGCCCGATTTCCCGGGCCAGCACTGCACAGAACAGTTCAGCCGCAAGTTCATGCTCGTCCAGCCATTTGCAGATAACGCCAAGGCTTTCTGACTCTAAGTCGGCCATGCCACGATGGGCTCCATTTATTCCTACTCCCACCGGTTGAGAGTCGGGGAGCAACAAGCCTTTTCTGATCATCGTGGTCTCAGGTTCCGTGTGATCGAAGGATCTCGAAGTTGAGGCGGACCCAGAAGCAAAGTCCGCGGCCTATCTAGTTACCGTCCTGCCGGATTCGGTCTACAACTTTGTTGGCGATTAGCTCAGCCATTGCTTCAACGTCCAGTTGAGAAGGCCCAGCATCTACTCTACTAAGTGCGTCTTGCAGAATTGCAATTATTTCTGCATTTAGGCTCCGATTCCCCGCTCGTGCGCGCTCAGAAAGCTGATCCCGAAGCTCATCAGGCATCCGAAGAGGGTAGGGTATTGGTTGACTTGACATAGCACGTGAGCATAGGAGGCTTTTTGTACTTTCGCAAAGAGTCTTATTGACTCTAAGAGTCTAGTAGAGTCTAATGTCCTCTAGCATTTGATCGAGGACAACATGCCAACCAAACAGCAGGCGCCAACCCCAATAAGGCTTCCCGAACATCTCAAGGTATGGATCAAGGGGCGCGCTGACGCGAATTTGCGGTCAGTAAATGCCGAGATTACAGCTCTGCTGTTGAAGGCTAAAGATATCGAACAGCAGCGATCGGCCTAATCGGTCAGTTAGGAAACCAGGAACTCAGCTATGAAATGAATGAACACGAAATGAAAAGGGCCAGCGTGCGAGGCTGACCCTTTGGAATTTCTTTTACAACCGCGCCCGGCGGAACCGGGAGACTGTGGCCGAGGCGTGTGCGAGACGTCTGGGCCGCATGGACAAGTGCGCTCATCTAAAGGAGAAACACATGCACGAAACGAAGGTTAACACACTCCATTGCAGTCCAACAGCGTCCAGCGCAAAAAAATTAGGTTTGCCGCCGGAATATGTTGGACGCATCGACACCCCGCACGGCGCCCAGTACGTCGACCGCGGCGCGGCCCTGGCCCACGCCTACATGCGGAGCAAACAGCTTTCCAGCCTGTTGCTGCTCATGAGCGGGGAGGGGCTCGACTATTTCAGCCGCCTCAACGACAACGCGCGGGATAGCCTGCTGTGGCTGGCCAGGCAGCTAGCCACCGAGACGGAAGCCATGTTCGACATCGTCATCGCCGACCAAGATGGAGGTGCGGCATGAGCTCGCGTAAGCCCGTATCGCTGCTCGAGGATGAATACTGCCTCTTCGAGAACCACGCCATCAACGCCGGCAACGCTCTGTTGCCCGGCACAAATACCGCCGGGCTTCTCATGAGGGACATGAACCGGATGTACCAGATCGTCGCCGGGTTGGGCGTGGTGATGCGTATCGTGACCGGTAACGCGGTCCAGGAGAGCGAGTTCGATCCGGATGATCCCGACAGCTCGCCGCCTCTCAGCAAAACCGCCGAGGGCATGCTCACGGCCATGGCCGCCGCCATGTGCGAAGAGATCCGCGACAAAATGGAACGTCGTGCCAACGAATTTAACCGTCAGGTGAAAGCATGAGCGGCCGCACCGATGATATCGTCGGCGCCGGCACGAATGCCGAGCAGGAGGTCCGGCCTTTCCATAAGCCGTTCTCGTGGCTGCACACGGAAACCCTCAACCGCAATGCCGGCTTCATCGAAAGCGTCGCGGACATGTGCACCGGCCTGCAGACCTGCCTGCAGCTGGTCAACTCGACCGATATGGCCCTGCACGCGCGCACCTGGGGTGACGATGGTCAGCCGGTGCTGGGACGGGTCGACAGGGAAAGGCTGTTGCGTCTCGCGATCGCTGTTACCGGCGCGCTGGCGGACGGCGCGCACCGGGAAATCGAATGGATCAACGACCATGCCCGGGCGCGGGCAACAGGAAAGGATGTGGGATGAAAGACGAACACTTCGAACAGCAGGTTGGACCTCAGGCGCCTGCACAGCACGACAACCTGCCTCACCGCGCGTTGTTTTCGCTGCCGCCGATCCAGGTCAGCGCCAGTACCGACTTGGCTGTGTTGGAAATGCCGGCGCAAAAAGCCGTAACCGGTGACGTCGAGATCGACGCTGTCCTGTGGCTGCGTGAGGTGATCAGCACCGGCCAGGCCGACCTGATCGCGAAGGCGAAGGAGGCAGTGACGCGTATTCGAACGCCACTCAAACAGCTGGAGAAACGCTACACCGACTGGATTCACCGAACCAGCCCGGGCAACTTCGGCGCCGTGCTGTCAGCGTTCGACTTTGCCGACCTGGACGGCCTGGCGACGAGAGCTGCCGAGCGTGCGCGGCGCACACACGAAGCGCATGCGCGCTTCGGCGACTCGCTGTTCGACGATACGCCGGCCGAGCAGTTCTGCAACGAGACGCTGGCCTGTGTAACGACGGAAGGCGAAGAGCTCGATGCAGCGGATGTCGACATGCTGTTCGACGTGCATTGCGACCAGCGGCCCACGACGTTGGCAGACTGCCTGCACGAGCTGACCTACTGGCACGAGCTGTACTGGATGCGCGACGCAGTCGGCGACACTGGTGCCGGAGACGAGAGCGAACAGGTCCAGGCCCGTGAGGACTACGTGTTCCGCTGCTTGGCACGCATCTCGCCGCGCGACGCCGACGAGGCCGCGGCGGTGCTCACCTACCTGGTCGAGTCCGAGCGGATGGACCGCGCGCATACCACGGCCATCCTGTTCAACCTGATCGGCAAGCCCAAACCGTACAACCCGAAGGAAGGAGACCGCGATGCGTAATCCGAATTTGCAGCTCGCTGGCGCGCCCGGCCCGCGCGTCGATGGCGTCGATGTGGCTCAACTGCTGCGCGACCTTGGAGAGGCCAGCGCCGCCAGCAGCGCCGTTGACCTGTTCGGCCTGTGCCTGAATGCGCAGCGCGTGCTTACCGAGGTTGCTACCAGAGGCATCGGCGCGTAGCCCGTCGAAACCTGACCATTAGCCCGCCCCGGATTTAGACCGCGGCGGGTTTTTATTTTTCGTTTGCGCGCAAAAAAATGAGGTTGGCGGGCTCGTCGTTGCAACCACGTCTGGTCCTTTTTTGGATGATAGCGATAGGCCTCATTGCAAAGGAGACGACGATGCCGCCAAGTGCACAAATGCGCCACCGGGGCGCGACCCGGCCAAGTTCCCTCAAGGGTGCGCGGAGTAGGGTGGTTCAAGACCCCGGCAGGGCGAACGACTTCCGAAGGAAGTGTAGTGAGTACACCGGGCCTGCCCGGCGTCTGCGGCTCCGGCTGTCGACGGCGATCGCGCGGGGGCTCCCATGAGCACGCCCGCCTACTGCATCCTGCGAACCGAGAAGCTGACGTCGTTCGGCTCGATCATCGGCTCGGCGAAGCACACCTTCCGCGAGATCCCGACGCCGAACGCGGACGCGTGCCGTACGCACCTGAACAAGACATTCGGGGCGCAAGACGCCGCGGCCGTGCGCGCGGCAATCGAGGCCCGGCTGCCGGCGAAGCGCCGCAAGGATGCGGTGCTTGCGATTGAGTACCTGGTGACGGCCTCGCCCGAGTGGTTCCGGACGACGCCGACGAAGCAGCAGAACGCCTACTTCGGCGCGGCGGTGCGCTGGCTGGAGGCCCGGCACGGCAAGGCCAACATCGTGTGCGTGAACATGCAGCTGGACGAGACGTCGCCGCACCTGGTGGCATACGTGGTGCCGCTGACGAAGGACGGCCGGTTGTCTGCGAAGGACTTCCTGGGCGGCCGCAAGGTCCTGAGCCAGATGCAGACCGACTTCGCGGAGAAAATTGGCAAGCCGGTCGGCCTGCAGCGCGGGGTCGAGGGCTCGAAAGCGGTGCACACGACGGCCAAGCAGTACGCTGCGGCGCTGCAGAAGAATCCGACCCTGGCCCCGCCGTCCGCGCCGGCGCCGAGCGTCGCCGATCGGATCACCGGCCGGGCGAGGCAGATGGAAGAGGAACACGCCGCGGCGCAGGCCAAGCACGCCGCCCTGGTCGAGCAGGCCAGGAACGTGGCGATGGTCAGCCGGCATGCGCGCGCCCGGCAGGCGGCCGCGCTCGAGCTGCTGCGCCAGGAGGTTGAGGAGGCGAAGCGGCTTGAGGCCGAGGCGGCATGCCTGCGGGAGGAAAACCGGCTGCGGAAGCGCGACCTGCAGGAGCAGCGTACCTACTTCCAGCGGCAGATCGCCGACCTGAAGGCGGCGCTGGCCAAGGCGGTCGACCAGGTCAAGCACCTGTTGGTGAAGGTCGACTTGCTAATGCACCAGCGGGACCGGGCCGAGGGCAGGGCGCCGAGTGCAATTGCACCGCAATTTGGTGCATTTGCATTGGAGACATCTCCTGATGAACTCAGTATGCACTCATCGACCAACAGGGTCTAATTTCCGAGGATGCCAACAAATATGAGCCAGCTACCACAAACCGGATTCGTTCGCGTTTCCCAGATTGTCGGCCGTCCCAAGGCCAATCCTCCGATCCCTCCCATCATCCCGGTCAGTGAAGCGACCTGGTGGGCCGGTGTTAAGTCGGGGCGCTTCCCGGCTGCGGTGAAACTTGGTCCTCGCACCACCGTTTGGCGCGTGGAGGACATCCGAGCCCTCATCGAAAAGGCGTGAGGGATGCATGATGCAGAAACACAGGGCCATCAAACCTCGGTGCCGGTTCGCGCCAACGCAACACGAGATCGATCAGCCACCGCAACGCTTCTTCGGCCGACTCACCTTGGCGAATATCTACGGCAAGTGGTGGGCCAGCGCGCGCGACGGTTTCTTCACAGTTCGTTGGGGCCGCTTCTTCGCCTACCTGCACCAGTTCGACACCGAGAGCCAAGCTGCCCTGGTGAAGCAGTGCGCCGCCGGCGAGGCATACCGCGACCATCCGCACCTGCCGGCAGCAGGACACCAGGATCCGGAGGGACCATGCGCAAATTCCAAGTAGGCGACACCGCCATCGGCCGCAACTATTTCACGCTGCCCGATCGCAACGGCATGGCGTGCACGATCACCGCACCGCTCCAGATGGTCACTGCTTTCGAGGTCGGTCGCGGCACCTACACCACCAAGCTGCGATACCGCGTCACATGGGCCGATGGCCTCGAGAGCTTCTGCCAACCGCACACCCTGCGCGCGGGCCGCGCCAGGGACGAGCGCTGGAAGAAGGCCGGCCGGGAAGCGCAGGCCTGCATCGCCCATGTCGTGCAAACCTCTCGAGGAGGCGTGTATGCGTGATTACGGCAAGGTGCACACAGCGTTTTGGACCAGCGACACGGTTCGTAGGATGTCCGAGGATGGCCGGACCTTGGCAATTTACCTTCTCACTTCGCCGCACGGGACCATTGCTGGCGTCGCGCGGATCCCGGATGGCTATGCATGCGAGGATCTGAGGTGGCCGGCGGAGCGCATCCAGGCGGCCTTCGCGGAGCTGCAGCGCTGTGAGTTTGCCCACCGATGCGATGCTACCGCGTGGGTCTGGATCACGAAGCACTTCACCTGGAACCCGCTCGAGAACCCGAACCAGAGGAAGGCAGCCCGTAAGGTCGCCGACCTGGTGCCGGGCACATGCGCATGGCTCAAAGCGTTCCACAGCGCTTGCGGCCCCCTTTTCGAGCTGGATGGCACACCGTCGTGGAACCCTTTCGAAACGGTTCCGGAAACCCTTTCGAAACCCTTTCGAAATCAGGAGCAGGAACAGGAGCAGGAACAGGAGGGAAAGCCTTCCGTCCCCGGCGATGCCGAGGACCCTCCGTCCCTGACCAAGACGAAGCCGGCAAACCTTACGCGGGAGGCAACCGATGTCCTGGCCTACCTGAACGTGAAGGCCGAGCGCAGCTACAAGCCGGTCAAGGCCAACCTGACGCTGATCGCGGGGCGCCTGAGCGAAGGCGCGACCGTCGACGAGTGCAAGGCGGTCATCGATGCCAAGGTCGCCACATGGCGGGACGATCCCAAGATGTCTCCCTATCTGCGGCCGAAGACTCTGTTCAGTCCCACGAACTTCGCGAACTACACGGGTGAGCTCAGCGGCGGCGCGGGCGCGCCTGCAGGAGGCTCCGCGTCGCTTCGACCGGGGATCGACTACGAATGATTGCCGCCAACGCACAGGCCATTCTCTCGGCCCGACTGCGTGGACTCAAACCGGACGAGATGGTCATGGTGTCGCTGGTCGGCCGCATCGACAGCGCGAACATCACCGTCTTCGCGGATCCGGACATCGCCTACGACTGGCGGTGGGCGCATGGGCTGGATGTCTGCGTGTGGATCGGCGACGAGCCGAACTGGGCGCCGACGTTGAAGGCCGTCGCGCTGTGCCGGCCGGACTACCTGTGCGTCTGGCACCGGGCCCAGGGCTGGGGCGCCAGGATTTTCCTGGTCCCGACTGCCGAGGACGTAAGCAAGCCCGCGCACCTCTGGTCCTTCGAACTCGATTACCTGGAGTGGCTCGACTTCCAGAACCGCGACTTCGCCGAAGGTCGCACCTACCAACAAAAAGTCCAGGAAAACATCCATGCAGTACATCCCCGACAACATCGATTTCAACGCGTACATGGAGGAGCAGGAGCAGTACCGGATCATTCCGGCGGCCGACTTCCTCGAGCAGACCGTCGCCCTTTTCTACCCGCCGGCGCAGCAGCAGCGCTTCCCGACCATGCTGTGGGATAAGGCCAAGGACAAGATCGAGTTCCGCCCAGGCGAGGTCTCGCTGTGGGCTGGCGTGAATGGCCACGGCAAGTCCATGTTCCTATCCCAGGTCGAGCTGGACCTGTGCTACCAGGGCGAGCGAGTTATGGCGGCCTCGTTCGAGATGACGGCGCCGCGCCAAATGCAGCGCATGTGCCGCCAGGCGTACGGCGGCGACCAACCGCCGATCCCGTTCATGGGGGAGCTGCACCGCTGGACCGACAACCGTCTTTGGATCTACGACCACATGGGTGCCATCGACTGGAAGAAGGTCATGGCAGTGCTGCGCTATGCGCGCCAGCACTTCGGCATCACGCAGTTCGTCGTCGATAGCCTCATGAAGTGCGTGCGCGGCGAGGACGACTACAACGGCCAGAAGGACTTTGTGAATGCCCTGTGCACCTTCGCCCAGGCCAGCGGCTCGCATGTCCACCTGGTGCACCATGTCCGCAAGGGAGAGAGTGAGACGAAGGCCCCGGGCAAGTTCGACATCCGCGGCGCCAGCTCGATCACCGACCTGGTCGACAACGTGTTCATCGTCTGGCGCAACAAGCGCGCCGAGGCCGAGAACAACGGCGAGCCCACGGCCCTGATCTCGTGCGAGAAGCAGCGGCACGGCGAGTTTGAGGGGAAGCTCGGCTTCTGGTTCGATAAGGCGTCCCAGCAGTACTTGGAGCGGATCGACGCGCACCCCGTGCGCTACCCCCTGAAGAGCGGCAAGCAGCAGCGCCTGCAGGGCTGATGAGACCATTTCGCGCATGCGCGCGCGCGTGGAGAGCGTCGACGTCGACGGCCGGACTTTCCGCCGGGATCGCGCGCGCACGATCAACAGCAGAGCGTGGCGATGCGTAAAAGCTCCTACCAGCAACTGATCGACGGCCTGGCCGGCATCTCGGCGCCCGAGGAGATGAAGCGCCAGTTCGAAGAGCTGATCAGGCGCAGCGCGGCGCTTGACGGTGTGACCGGGTTGGAACGGTCCGAGCGGGTGCAATTCGCTCGGCACCTGTTGGACCTCCGCGAGCCGCGCGCAACGATCCGCGATCGCCTCATGACACGGTACGAGATCGGTCGAACTCAGGCCTATCAGGTGATTGAAAAGGCGCTTCAACTGTCCGGTTTTCCGGACGGAAACCGGACGGAGGCAGGGTCTAATCAGGCTTCGAAATGAAAGGATCCTGCATGAAAATCGTCTACTTCGACCAGTCAATCAGCACGAGGGCGCCGGACCTCATCGGCATGTGGTGCACGGACCCGGGCGCCGAATGGGTCACTGGCGCCGACATCATGGCCGCGCTCGAGCGTGGCGAGTCCGTAGAGATTCGCCCGGCTTCCGACTCGGAGCGGGAGCGTGCCGAAAGCATGATCGTGTTGCTTGGCATCGGGTGGAAACTGGCGGCTGCAATGGGAAACCTGCTGGATTCGACTGCCGCCGTCAGCGATGCCGGCCAGAGGATCGCGGCCGATGAATAACTTCCAACGTATCAGCGGTGGCGTTGACGTCATGCCCCTCCTGTTGGCGATCAAGCGCCGACAGGAGCTCTGGAAAGAAGACACTTACCTGCGCGATTATCCGCAAGGACCGTTCGCCCAGATTGAGTCGATCATGCTGCGCTTCCCGGTGAAGTCCGTGCACGAGACCGAGGAAGAACTGCAGAAACACATGTCGACCTACGACCAGCACGAGAACGTCGACTACCCGGCCTACAAGCTGCTGCCCGAGGCGCGGCAGCTGGTGATGAACCTGATGGCCTACGTTGGCGGCGAGCGCCTGGGCCGCGTCATGATCAACAAGATTGCCCCGGGTGGCGTGATCTACCCGCACGCCGACACGCCGGCGCACGCCGACTACTATAGCCGCTTCCACATCGTGCTGCAGAGCCAGCCGGGCGTCGTGTTCCGCGCGGGCGACGAGCAGGTCTACATGGCGACCGGCGAGGTCTGGTGGTTCGACAACAAGCAGGAGCATGAGGTCATCAACAACAGCGCCGACGACCGGATCCACATGATCGTCGACATCAGGACATCGCGATGATCACCTGCCATGTCGAATCGTTCGAGCAGCAGATCGAGGAGCTGCAGGCGCTGCTGCCGCTCCACTACGGCGAGCTGGCCCTGAACCAGGACAAGGTGCCGCTGCAGCCGCAGTACCACGTCTACATTGATCGCGAGCGCGCCGGCGGCCTGTTGTTCGTCACGCTGCGCGACGCCGGCGAGCTGGTCGGCTACTTCATCGGCTTCATCGCGCCGGGCCTGCACTACGAGACCTGCCTGACCTGCACGATGGACATCTTCTACGTACGCCAGGACCGGCGCGGCGGCAGCGCGGGTGTACGCATGTTTCGGTTCGTTGAGGCCGAACTTCGGCGCCGCGGCGTGCAGCGCTGGTTCATGGGCTCAAAGCTCCACGCGGACGCGAGCCCGCTTTTCAAACGCATCGGCGCGGCGCCGGTGGAAATCTACTACAGCAAATGGATTGGAGGGTAACCATGGTCGCAGCAGCAATCGTCGGTGGTGCAGCGATCGGTGCGGTGGCATCGAACAGCGCGGCCAACAAAGGCGAGAAGGCGGCGAATGCCGCCAACAACGAAGCGGCCCGCGAATACGACCTCACGCGCGCCGACCAGCTCGACCTGCTGAAGCAGCAGCGCGCCGACCAGCAGCCCTGGCTCGACGCTGGCAAAGCGTCGTTGGCACAACTCGCGGCTGGGACCAGCGCCGGTGGCGATCTGGTGCGGCCGTTCAGCCTGGCCGACATGGCAGCAGACCCCGGCTACGACTTCCGCATCAGCGAGGGCGAGAAGGCGATTCAGCGCGCGGCATCGGGGCGCGGCGGCCTGTTTTCGGGCGCAACGTTGAAGGCGCTCGCGCGCTTCAACCAGAACACCGCATCCGACGAATACGGCAGTGCGTACAACCGCTACAACAACGACCAGTCAACGAAGTTCAACCGGCTGGCCTCGATCGCGGGCCTTGGCCAAAACGCGACGAACCAAGTCGGCCAGGCCGGTCAGAGCGCGTACGGCACGATCGCAAGCGCAGGAGCGAACGCATCGAACGCCATCCAGAACAACCTGACCGGCGCCGCGAACGCGCGCGCATCCGGCTATGTCGGCGGTGCGAACGCAATCGGGAACGGCATCAGCCAGTACATGAACTACACGCAGGGCCAGAACCTGCTGTCCACCCTGTCGCGTCAGAATCAATACAACATCGCGAACAGCAGCTCCGACCCGCTCGGGTCGTTCCTCTCGCAGAATGGATGGGACAAGTAATGCCGATTGATCCGAACATCATCATGGGCATCAAGCCCGTCCAGATCGCGAATCCGCTGGAGCAGTACATGCAGGTGCAGCAGATCCAGCAGGCCCAGGGCCAGAGCCGGCTGCAAGACCTAATGTGGGGTGAAAAGCAGCGCGATGTCGCTGCTGACAGAGTGGCCGCTGACGCAATGACCAGCGGCGGCGATGTGGTGGCTGCGCTGGCCAAGGCCGGCTACGGCCGGCGCGCGGTGGAGCAAAAGAAGCTGAGCTTGGAGGCGATGGCCAAGCAGGCCGACATCGACAAAACCGGCGCCGAGACGCAGGCGAAGCGGATCGAAACCGCTGGCAAGCAACTCGACCTGGCGGGACAAGCCTTCGGCTGGGTAAAAGCGAATCCCTCCGTCGAAAATGCAAAGGCCGCGATCAACTGGCTGCAGGAGCAGGGCGTGTACACCCCGGAGCACGCTGCGCGGGACATCGCCAAGGTTGACGCCGACCCGAACAACGTGGCCCAGCTCGCCGACATGGCGTTTCGTGCTGCGCTGTCCGCCAAGGACCAGTTGCCGAAGATCGACACGCGCAACCTGGGCGCCACCACCGAAACGTTCAGCGTTGACCCGGTGAATGGATCCACCAAAGTGCTCAGCACGATCAAGAACAGCCAGAGCCCGGACAGCGTGGCTGCCGATCGACGTGCAGCAGCAGATCGACAGGCGCGCGCGGAGCGTGCCGAGATGACGCTCACGCACGGCATCAAGGGGCTGACTCCTGAGCAGAACGATGCGCTGTTCGGTGAAAACGGT